GGAGCTTTCTGACGACACGCTGATCTCCGGGGTACCACTTCCCGGCGGCGAGACGACAGAAGTAACTCTCGAGGAGCTCAAGCTGGGTTACAGCCGTCAGCAGGACTACACCCGGAAGAGGCAGGCAGCGTCCGAGGAACACTCGAACGCCATGGCCGAAACCCGGGAGACCCGCGATCAGTACAGGGACCGGTTGACCAAAGTCAACGCGATCTTGGACCAGATGGGACCAGCAGTACCGACTCAGGAGCTTCGTCTGACGAACCCCGGGGAGTACGCAGCACAGCTGGCCGAACATCAAGCGTACCAAGACGCGATTTCGATGGTTTCCGGTGCGACAGAGGAGATCTCGGCACAGGAGCAGCAGGAGCTTCTGCAGGCACAGCAGGCACATGTGATGCAGGAGTGGGAGAAGATGACGGCGGCACTGCCGGCTTGGACGGACCAAGCGGTCGCCACGAAGGAACTGACGGAGCTTCGTCAGTACGCCATCGACACCCATGGCTTCACGCCGCAGGAAATCGACTCGGTCACTGATTCCAGACTCCTCCTTCTGCTGAAGTCGGATTTCGACTTGAAGCAGGGGACAACCGCAGCTGCGGAATCGGTCGAAAGCAAGAAGGCCAAGGCAAAGAGACGCCTCGGACCCGGCGGCAGGAAGACCAGAGGCAGCAAGAAGTCGCGGCAGAGGAAGGCGCAGAGTGCGGCGGATCAAAGGGCAGCAGCTACTGGCAACGTGAGAGACGCGGCCAGAGCCATCGAACTCGCGCTTGGGGACGATCTCTAAGCGCTTCATCCAAAGGAACATCGAAGAATGACTCTCGTTTCAGGTACCGCCACGCGGTACGACATGGGCGGGCTCCGTGAGAGCCTCCATGATCGTATCTACAGCATCAGCCCGGAGGACACCCCCTTCATCGCTGGTGCCGGTCGTGGCCCCAATGCTGTACAGACGCTCGAAGAGTGGCAGACGGATGCCCTCGCTGCGGCTGACGGCACGAACGCCCAGCTGGAAGGCGACGACGCCTCCTTCAGCACCCCGGCAGCGACCTCGCGTGTCGGTAACTACACCCAGATCATGCGCAAGACGCTGATCCTCTCCGACACGCTCGAAGTGGTGGACAAGGCCGGACGTCGTTCCGAGCTTGCCTACCAGCTGGCCAAGCGCGGTGCGGAGCTCAAGCGTGACACTGAGACCGTCATGCTTCGTGCGCAGGCAGGTGTCGCTGGCGGAACGGGTACGGCCCGTACGCTCGCCGGCCTCAATGCGTGGGTGAAGACCAACGTCTCTTTCTACACCACGGACGGTGGGAACCCGACGTACACCTCCGGTGTGCCGAACGCGGTTCGTACCGACGGCGGAACGCTTCGCGCCCTGACCGAGACCATCGGTAAGGCTGTGATCGAGTCCGGCTGGACGAACGGAGCAGACTTCGGTACGATCATGGTCGGCCCGTTCAACAAGCAGCGGATCAGCACCACGTGGGCCGGTATCGCCACGCGGAACTACGATCTGTCCAACGTCTCCCCGGCGCCGATGGCTGCAATCGCTTCCATCGACGTTTACGTGAACGACTTCGGCGTCCTTCGGGTCGTTCCGAACCGTTTCCAGCGTGAGCGGGATGCGTGGTTCATCGATTGGGAGTACGTCGAGCTCCGGTACCTGCGGCCACTCGCGCAGACCAAGCTCGCCAAGACCGGTGATGCTGAGAAGCGCATGATGATTCAGGAACTGACTCTCTGCGTCAAGCAGGAAGCGGCTCTCGGACTCGCAGCGGACCTCGAAACCAGCTAAGTCTGGTAGGGGGGCGTTCTGTGTTCATGAACAGAGAACGCTCCCCACTCGAGAGGGGCAAGGAGGCCCCTGAACATGGCATCAGATACTACGCTCGTAAGAGCAACCGAGACGATCACCCTCGATGACGCAGCGGAAGCTACGGACGCCGAGACGGTCGTCATCGGCAGCAAGACGTACACGTTCCGCGCCACAGTTGGCGCGCTGGACGGATCGGTTCACATCGGGGCCACAGTAGCCGACACGGTACTGAACCTCGTCGCAGCGATCAACCTCACGCCCCTGACGGGCGAGACGGGTACGGAAGGTGTGGACTACGGCGCGGCGATGACCCGCAACGAGTCCGTCTACGCGACTTCTGTCGCCGCAACGGGAGTCATTACGCTTCACGCGCATGTCCCCGGAGCAATCGGGAACGCTATCACCTTGACAGCGGGCACCTCTGGTGTTACCGTCAGTGGAGCGGTTCTCGCGTCGGGCACGGGCAACGTCGGAGATTTCTTCGATGGTCTGTTCGCGCTCAACCAGATCAACTCGGAGGTCATTGCAGAACTCCGACCGTTCAGTGCTGTCGAAGGTGGCATGCTGGACTAAGCAGTTGCTGTATGAAGTTGGCTGCGGGGGCCGGGTTTGTGTGGGGCCTACGTGGTAGCCCCCGCAGTCAGCTTCACTTTCTCACCCACATAGCAGGAAGAACCAAACATGATGCTCATCACTGCAGACCCGGTGACACGAATCCGGCGGCGGATGCACTACCATCACGCCGCCGACGAATACGTCATCTCTCACGAGCAGGACGACCGGGAGATTCTGGAAGGCAACAAGGCCTCGTACAACTCGTACCGCAAGGCCTCCGACCCTCACGCCGAGATGGGAGACCTCTACGGGAGGATTCCCGCAGTCGTCTGGGGTCGGTTGATCGAGCAGGGCATCGCGAACGACACCAAGCGCCTGAAGGCATGGCTGAACGACTCGGACAACAGAGTCTTCCGCCGTCGCCCGGGGAGGCTCTAAGATGACGATCATCACGGACCCCAACGCGCAGCCGGACGAGCAGATCATCGGCGCCAACGCGATGAACATCCTCGTCATGGTCCCCTGCGGAGAGATGCTACACTCCCTCTTCGCCTATGACCTCGTCCAGATGATGAACCTGACTCTCTCCGTGATGCCCCCGAACGCGGGCGACATCGGACTGATGATGAACATCCGGACGTACATCCACCGGAGCCGCACGGAGCTTCTGGAAGGCGCACTGGCCGCAGGAGCCACGCACGTGCTCTGGCTGGACTCTGACATGCGTTTCCCTCCCGACGCGCTTCTGCGGCTCCTACAGCGCGATCTACCCATAGTGGGGATCAACTACGCCAAGCGTGAGATGCCGCCGTCGTTCGTCGCCATCAAGAAGGTGCCCGATCCGGACGATCCGTCCGCCAAGGGACAGGTCTTGGTCACAGACGAGAAGAGCACCGGCTGCGAGGAAGTTGACGCACTCGGGTTCGGCTGCGTCCTCATGGAGACGAGCGCCCTCATCGGGCTGCCCGACCCCAAAGTTGAACCGTGGTTCTCCTACAGGCAGACCGCCTCGGGCGACACCATCGGAGAAGACGTCTACTTCTGCAAGTACATGCTGCAGGAGAGGCTCGGCCAGCGAATCTTCGTTGACCACGACCTTTCATGGGACTGCGCTCATCTCGGTGCGTTCTCTTACAAGACCGCCCATGCGGCGGCTGCTCGAGATGACGGCTCGGTGAACTACGAGCCGGCGGCACAGGAGGCCGCAGACTGATGGCGCTCATCACGACCTACGCAACCCTGCAGGCACACATCGCCGACACGCTGAACCGGGCGGACCTCACCTCGGTCATTCCGAACTTCATTCAGCAGTTCGAAGGCGTGGCCAAGCGAGGTATCACCCTCGGGGACGGTAGGACCATCCCGATCCGGCAGCTGGTGGACCGGGAGACCTACTCGGTCTCCGTGGACGGTCAGGCCCTGCCGACCGGCATCGACTCCATCGAGTCGCTGTACCACGACGGCCCGACGTACTACGGCCCGATCTCGATGACGACCGCGGATCAGATCCCGCTGATGAAAGCGCGGCATGGGGACTCAGGCGTCCCGCAGTACGCAGCGATCACCGCAGGGAACCTGAGATTCGCCCCGGAGCCCGACGCGACCTACAGCCTGCGGATGACGTACTGGCAGAAGGTCACTTCGCTGTCGGACACTGTCACGACCAACTGGTTGCTCACCGAGCATCCAGACATCTACATGTACGGTGCACTCGTAGAGAGCGCCCCGTACCTCAAGGACGACCAGCGCATGCTGCTCTGGAAGGGTGAGCTCGAGAAACGAGTCCTCGCCCTCGAAGCGTCCAATGAACGCGCTCTGTTCGGTGGTGGGTCCATCCGACGGAACTTTACGCCGATTGGAGGCTGATAGATGGCAACCCAAGACCCGACCACCAACTACTCGTGGGACCTGCCGACGGACGGCGGGGACAACGGTAGCTGGGGCGCGATGCTCAACACGATTCTCGGCGACGACTCGACCGGCATCGATACTGTGCTCAAGGCTGTCTCGGACGTAGCGAACGCTGCGCTCCCGGCAACTGGCGGTACGATGACCGGGGAGTTGGTGACGCTCACGCAGACGTTCACCGTCTCCGCTCTCGGCAGCATCGTCACGACTCAGGCGCTCGACCTCGACGCAGCGAACTTCTTCACGGCGACCGTAACGGGTGCCGTTACGCTGTCGTTCACGAACGTCCCTGCGGGGGCGGTGTTCGTGGTCTTCGAGATCACCAACGGTGGTTCGAACGTCTCGTGGCCGGCCTCGGTCAATTGGCCAGCCGGTACGACCCCGGTGCTCACCACGAGCGGTGTGGATGTCGTCACACTGTACACCATC